AATGGGTATTATTCTGTACCGGTAACCGCATGTGGCATACCAAGTTCACTAATACTAAACTCTGTACCTGCACTTGCATTTGATCCAGTTGTAAGAAATGCTACTACATTGCCTTGACCACAATAAACACTATTGAAGCTATCGTTAGCAGAATAAATTGTTGACTGTTGTGTAGCAATTGCGTAAGGAACACCTGCATTATTATAAGTGTATGCAACATTTGATAGTGCTACTCCTGCGTTAGCAGTAAGCGTTAAACTAGTAGCGTTTGCAATACTTGATATGATTCCAACTGTTGTTCCAGTTGTGTTACCTATCCAACCACCAACTTCAAGTTGAGTATCAAATGCAGTACTTACTCCAGTGACTGTTGCACTGTTAGTTGCTGCCGTTGCTGTTCCGGTGCCTGCTACTCTAGGGTAACCGGTAACCGCGTGAATACCTACACTCGTAGTTGCTATTCTAATCTTGTCTGTAGCAATATTAGCTGATTGCTGTGATACTGCGTTACCTGTATATGTATATGATGCCATTTTGTTTTCCTAATTATAATCTTCCGACGGCAACTTCGATAATGCCATCGACACCGTCAAAGTCGTTTAGTGCTTTGCCGATAACTGTTCCCATTTGTGGGTTGTTCCATGGTCTTGCATAGCCATTGCCTGCGCTAACCATCATGTCGCCTTTGCGTACTGAGCCACGCACCTTAGTAGGTACACGACCTTGAAGGGCAATTGCTATTGCGATGCCTGGGCATTTTGTGTTCATTGCATATGCTGGATCAGTTGAAACTACGCCTGCAACTCTTGTTGTACCGTCTTGTGCTAGAGTGACTTCTTTTTCGCCACCAAATTCAAGTACAGTGCCAGGACCGTACACTTGGTCCGCTTCATAGTATTCTGCCAAGTCAGCGTATGTTGCATTTAGTCGTGATCCTGCACTTAATGTCCAGTTACCAGTAACTGTACCTGCGGTTATGTTTGCACCGGTTGTCAAGGTTGTAACTTGAATAGAAGTAGCTGTAATACCACCTGCATTGCTAGGTCCTACATTGATGTTACCATCTGTTCCTACAACAAATTGACTTGTGCCACCTACTTGTAAATCTAATAGATAACTACCAGCGGCACTTGCAGTGTTTGTAATATTCTCTCTGATACCAGTAAATGCAACACTAGAGTTGTTCCATGTTTGCGTGATTAGTATTGGTGTTGTTGCAGTAATTGCTCCACTGGCTACACTTAATCCTGTCAATGTACCTACACTCGTAATATTACCTTGTGCCGCATCGACTACTGTGTTAGCAGTTGAGGCATGTGTAGCATTTGCTACTGTACCTGAAATGTTTCCTGCAGGCACACTTGTTAATCCTGTAGCCGCGCCGTAGAAAGCTGCCGCATAAACGTTGCCACCAACACCTACACCGCCTGCGACTTCTAATGCACCTGTTGTTGTAGAACTAGATGCAGTAGTGAATCTAACGTTCATATGAGTATCATCAATGATAACTCTATCAGACAATGTTTGTACTGTGTTTCCTGTGCTTCCTGCTGTTGCAGTCTGAATAACTATCCTACCGGGTGTGGCATTTCCTGTGCTTGCACCTGCAACAATATTAATATCACCGCCTATATGATTTAGGCCTGCCGCTTCACCACCTGATATAGTCATATCACCGCCAGCACCATCATATGTACCACCAGTGATTACAATGTTACCACCTTTAGCACCGTATGTGTTTGCACTAACGCCAGAATAGATACCTACTGTACCGCCTTGACCTTGACCATAACCAGCGCCTGCTGTCAATGTAGCAATACCGCCGGCTGCGTTACCAGCACTGTTTGCGGCGCCACCGATTAACGTTAGGTTACCACCTTGACCTGTACCATTACCTTGTGCAGCCGCAATATTAACAATTCCACCAGCGCCGTTAACGTTAGTATTTCCAGCACCTGTTATGTTTAGAGCATCGCCTGTAGTACCAAACGTTGCAATGTCATTTGCAGTAAGTGTGCCCGAAACAGTCAATGAGGTTAATGTGCCCAAACTTGTTACGTTTGGTTGTGCCGCAGTAGTTAGTGTACCACCTAATAAGGTAGAGTTCAATGCACCAGTAGCCGCATTAAACGTCAAGTTTGCATTTGATCCTTCTGAAACATTACCGGTAGCCGCATTTGCTAACATTGGATAGAATGTACCTGTTGTAACATCTGCTACATTAATTAAGTCTGCAACGTTTGCATAAGCAACGTTTAAATTTGCTACACGTGTTGTACTTGTTACTGTCAATGGTGCAGTACCAGTTGCTACGTTTGATATCAATCTACTTGCAGTGACATTGCCTGCGGTATCTAAGTTAGCACCTACAATATTACCTACCGCTGTAATCGTAGTATTAGCGTATAGTATTGTTGCTGACAGATTACCAGTGGCTGCATTGAAGCCTAAATTAGCATTTGCACCTAATGCTCTATTGCCCGTTGCACTAGCACTAACGAATGTAGGGAAGAAAGTACCAGTTGACTGTAGTGTAGTTACACCAAAATCACTAACATTAGAATATGCAACACTTAAATTACTTACACGTGTTGTACTCGTTACTGTTAATGGAGCAGTACCTGTAGCAATGTTAGATGTTAGGGTAGATGCAACAACTGAGCTAGAAGCATTCAAGTTACCTACGTTTGCATTACCACTTAGTGTAAGAATCTTACCAGAGAAATCATATACTAAGTTAGCATCACCTGCAACAACACCTGAGTTGTTATACTGAATAGATGTGTTTGAGCCGCCTGCTGATGTTCCACCGGATCCACCTGTTAGAACGACTGCTGTTGCAATACCTGTATTAGCATTAGCAGTTAAATTGAATCCGTTAGCAGTAGTTGATAATAGTGCGTCGGTGTATAACGTTACGTTACCAGAACCTGTAGTAGAACTATTGGATGTAAAGTTACTGTCAAGCTTAACATAGAAAGTTATACCGTTAACTGGAACTGTGTTACTACCTTGAACACCTGTAATTGTGATTGGCTGTGAGTTGACATATGGTGTAGTGTTTGCAACGTTCATCGTAATGACGTTGGCATTACCTGTGTCATTCGTCAGACTATTAATGTTTGTATATAATGTGCCTTTTGGAGTCCATGCTAAATTACCTAGACCGTCTGTCTCTAGCACGTATCCAATTGCGCCACCGCCGATACTTACATCTGAAACTGCACCTAAGTCAATGAGTCCGCCGGCGGCACCGCCACGATTAACCCAGTTAGTACCGTCATATGCAAGAATTTGCCCATCGTCAACTGACACAGCGGAAATGTCTAGATTACCTACTGCGCCGTCGATTTGACTGAATACGATGTTGGAATAGGAAGTGAGAACCTCAATGTTCTCGTTAGGGGAAACTTTACCAATAAACAGTCTTTTAGCATCTGTTGCCCAACCGAATTCAGCTTCATCAAGCTGTGGTAGGTCAACAATGTTACCTGAACGTTGTTGGATTTTTGATATTTGTACAATGGCCATAAGCGTATCTTTACCGTTTGATACACTTATTTATCATTAAACCATTATAGGAACTTCATGTAATATTGTTCTACTCGCTTGAACCACATATCAGTATATTTGTCGAATTCAGTATCTTCTATGATGAATTCCTGATAGATATTATCTTGTGTACACATGAAAATAACACCCTTACGAATAGTAGTTCCATGTACTTCATTGTGTGCATTAGCATAAGCCGCTAATTGAACAAAATAATCATCAATCCACTCACGCTTTTTTAGTTTGTTAGATTGTTTGTGATCCATGATAGCAGGACTACCACCATGAACGCCAACCAAGTCAGTTGTTCCGGCATATATCTTAGGAAAGTAAAGTGGAACTTCTGTACCCCAGTATTCAGTGCAGTTGACAAGTCCCTGAGTAATGATAGATTGTGCCATCTGATGGCTTTGCTTGCTATACGGATTGCTTCCGGGCTCACCTGTGTCTCCTGTCAATACATAGTTTTCAAGCCACTTGTGCATACGTGTTCCACGACCTGCGGCTTCAGTTGTGATTGCTTGCGCTTGCACAGTACCAACTCGCTTACGCCAGTTTTGTAATGCTTGTTTTGATTCTTCTGATTTAGTTGCATCAAGTATCGTAGTGACTGATGGTAGTTTTTCACCATCAGGAGTAGAATATCTACGGCCATCAGGTGTGTCTACTCTACTAATTTTTACATAGTTATATTTAGGGACGTACATTTAAATCCAATGTTGATTTGATTTTTCATATGGGTCTGTTTTTAGATAGTATGATTTTAGTGTTAGAAAATCTTTGTTAACAGGTATAATCTTTTGGTATTTCTCATTCATCATTTTAATGATGTAATTTGCTATTACTTGATTACCTTCTACCCCTTCGTGTCCGCATTTTGTTTTAGGATAAGGTCCTGCAATATCCATAAAACTATCTAATCTATTAGTATTTTTAGAAAGATAGTCAACAGTATTATTAAACCTATTTTTTACATTTTGTATTTCATCCACACAATCAGTAGAACCGTGGTTAAATTCTTCATCAGCAAAGAATGATGTCATATATTCAATGTTCTTTGATTTAAATAATGAATCTAAACTAAGACGATATAATACCAATCTACGATAAAAATCTTCTTCGTTCCAGGTGTCTAATAGTGCTCGTTCTATATTGTTCTGTGGAACGTCACCTGGCATCGCTATGATGGAATATCCATTGGCTCTTCCATCATACAAATGGCGACACCATGCTTCTCGTCTCCAAGTTTGTGTCCAAACAACTATATAAAAGGGATTATTATCCGATGAATCTTCGAATGCATATTCATATGTTCTTCTATGAATAGCATCATTTCCTATTCCAGGTCGAGCAAGATTTACTACAGGAATACCTAGTTCTTTTGCAACTAGGGCTGGCCAGCCCTGTGTCTTAGGATCAGCTAAACCTTGACAATATGTCCAACTACAACCTGCTACTACTAAATGTGTTATTTCCATTATACCCTAAAGCTTTCCCCACACCCACAACGGTCACGTTCATTTGGATTGATGAATTCAAATCCTTCGTTCAAGCCATTTTTGATATAATCAATAACAACGCCTTGAACATATGGAGAACTTTTAGGGTCTACATATATAGAGCACCCTTCACAATCTAATTTGTAATCCGTATCTGTTTGTGTATCGACAAACTCTAGTACGTATGCAAGCCCTGAGCAACCGGTAGTTTTTACACCTACACGTATTCCTAGGCCTTTCCCTCTTCTTTGTATTTGCTGTCTTATCTTCTTAATTGCCGCGTCTGTAGCTGTAATCATTGTGATTATTTGGCTGCATTTTGTGCCATTCCAGCTACAATTTTTTTACTGTCATCAGCAGGTGGTGCTTCTGGAGTACCGAACCCTTTGAAAACAATCTTGTCGCCCTGAATGTTAGAGATAAGATTTTTGAGTGGAAGTTGCTTAATCATATCGTACAAGTCTGTCTTGTCTATGATTATATCAAACTTCTTAAGATATTGCAAGAAATTGGGAAGAGTCATATTAGGATCTGCTTCCCCTTTTTCTAGGTCTGACTTTAGCTGATCCGCTACGGCTACTAATTTAGTAACCATAGGATCAGTAAATTCGTAGAGGCGCATTATTACCTCTTGGCGCGACCTACTGCACCGCCAGCACTTGGCTCAGGCTCTTCTTCGGGTGCAGGAGGAATATCAGCGCCTGCTTCTAAGTCAGCGTCCATACCAGCATCCATACCAGCGTCCATGCCTGCCATTTCGTCACCCATACCAGCATCTAAACCAGCGTCCATACCAGCGTCAGCAAAGCCGGCGGCACCTTGACCAGTGATAGCATCACGTGCAGCCTTCATTTGTGCAAAAGCTTCTTTCAATGCACCACTTAGTGTATCTAGTTGAGCAGACACCTGATCATTGTAACCTTGTGCTTCACTCACACCAATTTCACTTTCGATAGAATCTGTAAGAGCAGGTAATTCTTTAACTTGCATTTGACCTACATCTTCAAGCATTTTCTGAATGCTATCAACTAGGTCTTGGGCAGCCAATACAACCTGAGATTTATCTACTTCCTCGTTTTCAAAAACGATGCGAGTTCTTGGTTGTGACTGTAATTCATTGTAATGTTGAACAAGTGCTTGCTCCATGAATACTAATTTCATGTAAGAAGGACTAGTTTGGTTTTGGTGAAAGTTAGGTGCTTCTTTAGCTTCGTTAGCTAATGTACGAACCTTCTTCAACATCTTTTGTGTTTCCATTATGCTCATAGCAGATGGATTAAAAGACATTTGGTAGTTCTCAGCTAATGCTCTAGGGGCATAAACTTTTTTGTCAAAATCAGTTAGTTTCATAGTTGTTATTCCAAACGTTATCTATTATTTATCATTTTGTAGCAAACTTTCTAGTTTGCCAGGTTTTAGATTCGGTAATGAAAGAGGACATTTCTTCCACCATATGTTTCTTTTTAGCTTGTTCTTCACTCATCTTTGCGATATAGATTAGCTTGTTTTCTAGATCCTTAGACCTAGAAATAAGATGTTTATGAACTACAATGTTAGCATCTAATCCCGAAATCATCGTATCCAAATATGCAATCCTATTAGCTTGAATTAGTTTGTTTCGATTATCAAAACTGCACCAGGTCACTGCATTACGCAATGATGAAAAATTCTTTGTATCAATACCACGTTTTGGCTTGATGACATAATACCCTTTTTCTTCTACTATACAATATTTATTGAACAGTTCATATGTTCCATCTTTATATTTAAAGATAGCTATATCGCCCATCTTGTGAAACAATTCTTTGGATAGGAACTGATTTATTTTCTCAACTAATTTGTCGTTCATTTTTGTACCGTAAAATAGATATTTCTTAGTTCAGGGGTCGTGTCTAAAAATGCAGGTAACTTGCCCCATTCTGTACCGCATAGTATCATAGGAACTTGGTCGCAATCATTGTACAAAGCCCCTAATTCTGTTTTACCATCGTTAAAAACGCTATGGTGGTGTATGTCAAAAGAGAATGCCCAACAAGGATAGGGTTCATCAGTGTTCTGTTGAAACAAAAATCCAAAGTTTTCAAACTCATCAAATCGAATATCTTTTCTTACTGGTGCCGCTATAAGCTCAGGTTGTGACCTTAAATTGATTACTTGTAGTATAGTGTCTAGGTTAGTTTGTGTGTTTCTTTTAAAGACCCACTCTGCATATTCTGTATCATCACCTGGTTTGGAACGATTCAACACACCAGTCTGTGTAATATCAAATAATGTATAGCAAGTGATTCTAAAACTCATACAAGTATTTAGAAGAGGTAAAAAAACCCGAGAATAAATCCCGGGTTCTTTATCAAACTAAAAGATTAGTTTGTGAATGTTGCAGATGCGGCAACTGTAACTGCAATACCAGCGGCTGTAACTGCTGTGTCGATAGTTGCTGTTGTCCATGCGCCTGTTGGGTAAACAGCCATTGCGAATGTGTCATCAGAAGCGTCTGTGTACTCATAGATGTAAATTGTAGCTAATTGTTGAACCGTTTGAACGATTGTGCTGATGTTAGCTGTAGTGAAAGCTCCAGTATCTTTAGTGATAGTGAAGAAGTCTAATTTAGGACCTTGAGGTTGAACTGTTGCGGCTGAAGTAACAGCATTAACACCTGTGTTAGTGTAAGCTGGGCTGTCATAGTTAATAACCGGTTTGAAGTCGCCATTGACTTTTGTAAATTGTGCCATGATAAAATTCCTTTAAATGTTTTGAAGCCTACTGCCTCATACACTTATTTATGCCTGGCACAAAAAAATGTCGGTTTTGGATACTAAAATTAACCACGGCCAGCTAAATTTTGACGGCTGAAACCCATTCTATCTACGAATTTTAAGCCGTTAGCAACGAATCCCTCTTGGGTTTGAGTTCCGTCTTGTAGATAGCCCTTGACAGGACTAGCTTCTGCGGCTTTGTTTAGTTGCTCGACAATTGACATTTTCAACGCATATATAGCGGCCCAAATCTCAAATGCACCCTTGACACCGTTCATATTTTGCTGTAGATGGTTGTCAATCTTAGCTTTCATACTTGCTGTCATAGGACGACTCTCAACATATTCCATGAAATCTGGTAATAGATTGCTAAGATCACCGGCAATAATCTTCTTATTAATATACGTAGTGAATAATCCATTAAATGTGTTTCTAGCTTGAGGAGCAGAACTCATTAATTGATCCACTGCTTGACCGTATTGCTGTATCTTTGAAGTAGCATTCTTTAAAAGTTTAGAGTCTAGCTTCAATTTAGGCGTGATTGGCATCTTTGCAGGGACAATAGCAACATCACTATTGTTTTTCAAGCTACCAATTCCGCCATCTAGTGGAACAGCATCATCAGTAGTATATGCATCAGGAGCCATGTACTGATGCACAACAATACCAGCAGTCTTACCCTTCAAGAACTGACCTACTTCACTACTAGATTCAATTGTATATGCAATTCCATTTGGATTAGCTTTGAACTTGTATAGACCGTTCTGATCTTGTAATGGGGCACTGAACAACAAGTCACCCCAATAGTAACCTTTACTATTATCTGCTTTTTCTAGACCAGGCCAGATGTTAGAAATCAATTGGTGTAGATTGCTACGGTCAACGCCACGGGCTTGGTCATACTTAACAAACTCGTCTGGGCTATAGACTTCTCTACCAGACCCGTCTTTCTTGTTAAACATGTGTTTATCCATGATACTGAATCTACCGTCAGCGCCACGTCCAAAGATCAATGCAGGATACCCGTCCCACTTGATAGTTACTTTAGCTGGATTTTTAACAGTATCTTGTGATGCTTGGACAGCACGTGAGGCACCCTGACTACCACCTAAAAACACTAAATCTTCAGGATGGTCAAGGTGACCTTTATCTTCATAAAGAGGACGTTGCTCTACGTAATCAATATCGGAGAGCGTGTTTCTTAATAATGCTAAAGATTCTGATAAGTTCATCTTCTCTTCCTAGTTTCACTTACTGGGATAGGTGCTGGTGCAGGTGCAGGTGCAGATGAACCGGTACCTGTCAATTCTTTGATAAACTTAGCATACATTGCAGGGTCCATCCCTTTTAATTTAGCTAGATTTGACTTGACGTTTGACATTAAACTATCAACAGACTGCGGCGTAGATGCAGTATTAGAACCTGCTGATGTACTAGCGCCTTGTGGACCACTAGCTCCTGGTGATGTACTTGGATCCGATGGACCGCTTGACGGGGCAGGCGCACCGCCACCTGAGGGCGCACCACTGCGTGTTGCGGCAAATGCCGCTGTGGCTAATTTTTTCATAGCAGCCTGACCTTGATCTCGCTGATACGTATCTTCTACACCTTTAATTAATGCTTGTGTATTTGGATCAGACATGTCTGTACCACGCATGTATGTAGGTACCCAACGCTGTAAGAACTGAGATATTGACTCAGCTTCACTTAACATGATACTTTCAAAAATGTTGTTTAGTTTTGTATATTTGGATTCTGCAATGATATATCTACCATTCTTTTTATCCTCTTTTAATAGAGTTAAACCAACATCTTTCCATGATAAATTTACAGACTCTAATAGCTTATTGATCCAATATACGTTCCATGCTTCAGAGACTTTCTGTCCACCCTGCAGGGCTCTAACCATGTTTCCACCGGCTTGATTCTTTTGTAGAACTGCCTTAGCTGTACCCAATGCGTTACCCCACTCAGGGTAATCTTTACGGTCAGCCATAAAGTTAATCAACTCTTTTGTTAGGGCAATTTTCTTGTTACGATCAGGTTCTGCGTTCAACTGTCTTGCAACGCCTTGAACATAGTTATTGATATTTTGATTTGTTTGTTTTTGTACTGCACCGGGCGCCCCTGCATTACCAGGAGCAACTTTAGCTGTACCTGGCTTTGCTGGTGCTGTAGGTGCCGCCGGAGCAGGTGGCGGTGTCGCCGGTGGAGTCGTTGGAGTTGTTGGGGCGGGAGCAGTCGCGCCTGCAGCCTGAGGATCTACCCTTCCGCTTTCAATCTCAGCCGTTAGAGCGGAATATGCGCGGCTCAAGAAATCATTAACAAACTTTTCTTTGGAAAATTTGTCAGCAATGGTTGAATGACCTTCAGCGTCACCTGTCATTCTATTACCAAGTTGTTTTAGAGTTGATGCTCCAAAGTTACCTACCCAATTAGCCAGTTTTTCATCTATTCGCTGGGCCTTTTTAATGTCACTCATTCTCATGATTTTTCCTTATACTTTTGGAGAATCTTGCTTGGTCACGTCCCTTGATTGCGCTCAATAGCTTCTTTTCTAGTAGCTCAGAAGTATCTTTATCATAGTGTTTGTTCATTAATTCAATTAAGTTAATTGCACTGGTGATAATATTATGGGCTCTATTTTCAATAACATGTGACATGTCACGGTCATTGCCCATAGACTCCAATTCTTCCAACAGGGAACGGGTTTTCTTTTGCATAAATTTGTCCTAATTGTATTTATGCTGAATTCGGTTTATTACTTCTTTAGTGAATTCAGCAAAGCTTTGAGTTTTGTACCCTGTACGTCGGCTACGACTTTCTTTTCTAATGGAGAAAAGTCGAATTTATGATTAGGATCAGGTGTTGAGGATGATGCCGGGGAGACAGTAGACTGAGTTTTTAGCTTATCCATGATAGCATTAGGGCTAGGTTTAGGAGCGTATTTTGCTTGTTGGTCTGCATATCCGTCAGGATCTTCATCTGTAATACGCATAGTTTCAACATTATAATCTAAGTCAATTTTCTGTCCTACACCTGTTGAACTACGAGACTTCATACACTGCATTTGATACTTGCCACGCTCACGCATACTACGACTTGTGAAGATACCAAATACATTATCTGCTGTGTTAATCTTACTGATACCGCCTGCAATGTGACTGTGATCGAATTCAATTTCATCAACGGCTGAACGATTTAACTGTGATGCTGTGACTAGTAACACTCCTAGTTCTTTAGCTAAGTTACGTAATTCTTCTGCAACATACTTGTCTTTAATGAATTGATCGTTGGGATTGACTTTAACAGAGACCGGCATAACTAAGTCCAAGTAGTCGACCATAACAAAGTCAATCTTGATACCTGTTTGAATCTGTACTTCTTTTAAGTATGCTCTAATGTCATTGACATTGCTTTGTGCAGGCAGACCCTTGACACGATACTTACCTGATTTTTTACCAATCATCTTAACTTTAAGATCAGTTGTGTCGATATCTTTGCGAATTGATTTAGTACCCATCTGCGTTAACATCGCATCAGTACGCAAACTAGTAAGTTCTTCTGAGAGTTCGAGTGTGATATAAACACCACTCATACCTTGTTGCAACCAGTTCAACGCAATGTTCATCATGACCAATGACTTACCTGAACCTGAACCACCTGCAAAGATGTTCAACTCGCCTCGACTCATGCCACCGTATAAGATACGATCCATCTGAGGCCAACCCGTAGAGACTTGTCCACCTGCATTGAAATACTTATTGATACGGCCTTTAGGGTCATGAAAGTAATCTGTACCCATGTCTTTCTGTAAACTAATTTGCACAGCATCCTTGATTAGTTTCTCTACTGGGCCATAATCTCCCTTTTCAAGCATATCGGCTGCTTTAAGAATAGCACGTTCTAACTCTTGTCTTTTAGTGAATGCTTCAAACGCATCTAAGAACCAGTCTTGATGACCCTCGTTCATTTCAGGAATAGGATCTATATCTATTCCAGTAACTGCTTGAATCTGAGTTTGATCTGGTAGAACTTTATATTTGTCAGTATGTTCCTTGTACATCTCTGCTACGGGGCGTAACGATTTGTCAAAATTCTCACTGTTCATGATGTTCATAACCCGAGTATATAACTCGGCATTAGTTAACATCATTCTCAAAAACAGTTTTTGTACATCCGGGGTGTATTCCATTTGCTTTTTAGAATCTGTTTTGTTTGCCAATTTTCTTCCTCTGTAATTCTATTTTAATTTTACTTGTAGTTGCTGACTGAAGTATGCTAATCAATGTCATCAATTTACCATACTTTACAACCGCATCGTTTACGTCTTTTACGTCATTATCCCAATCAGGTATGCTTACACTATACCCTAGCTCTAATGCTCTATCACATGTCTCAAGACCTGTCTTATCACGATCTGGTACAAAGATAATCTTTCTGTTTAACTGCGCCAATACGTTAGCTTGTTCTTCGCTTATAGTATTATGAGTCAATGCACAAGCATTCAAACTCAATGCGTCAAAGATACCTTCAACAAGAATACATACTTCCCACTCAGGCTTCTGAAAGTCAATACCGAATACATAGCCCGGCTGCTGTTCATTGATGTACTTGGGAATCTTGTTGTCTAAAAATCTGCTTGTATGACCTACAATCTTATTATGATATGTATAAGGTATTATAACACGATTACCCATTCTACCCAACTCATCTGGGGTAATCATAAAGGGATAATCAGTAATACTTATAGACCTGTTCCGTAGATAGTCTACATATACTTTGTGTAGTGGGTTGTTTACGTCAATGAGTTCTGCTTCTTCAGGCAACAAATGTTCTTTGAATTTTACTTTTGACTTTTGCTTTTTGACGTTAACGTAACTTAATAGGTCTTTGTGTTGTAGACTCTCTAAGCTCCACTTCTGTATTTGTTGCTCGTCAACACCACACCAAATAAGAAACTGCTTAGTGTTCTTTGATAGACTCTTACCTAACGTGAAACCACACTTGAACCCACAGTTAAAGCAGTGCATAGACCAGTTGTCACCATCCAAACAAATGCCACCGCGGCCACGCTTATCAGCCTTGTGACCTCGATGATTACAACATATTGCATTAAAACTGTGCCATCCACTATGAGACAGTTTCTTTCTGCCCGGTACGATGGTTAGGATATCAAACATACTACGATTTTAGCATAGTATGTATCAATAAGCAATAGTCTTGGTATTTTATCTGGATAAGATATTGGTGATTGCGCCCGTATTGCTAGTGAATGCCATACGGATATAAGGGTGATAGCCCTGAACGACATAACCCTGAGTAGTACTGTTGTTTGAGTACGCCGCAGTTGTGATTGGATACCAATCGTTATCAACAATCGAGGAACCTTCTACCGTTACGTCACCATTGTACTGATAGAATGATGTTTGCAATGTCAATACAGGATTGTTCTCAGTGTTGATTACGCTACTGTAATATATGTTTGCATTTGGTAAAACGTTTGCTATGCTATTATTAGAATCAATATTGGGAAACGGTTGCCCTGTGGGGATGGTTACGTTTGCTGAAGGTATGAATGCTGGAAGTACTGAATTAACTATGTTCATATCACCACGGGCGCCCGCGTTTTGATCTACGAATACTGGGAATCCAAATTGTCCTACTGGAATTTCTAATGAATAGTGTGCTTGTTGTGCAGGAATGTCTTCAATGTCTGATGCATTTAGTGTCAATACCGCTAAGCCGTTAAGTGCCAGTGTAGGTGTTAGTGCTTTGCGTAATAAAACTTCTGAACCATCGTAATTGATAATTCTGCATGATATCTCTTTGCCCGTGATATCGACTGGCTTTTGTTCTTGGTTCAAGAATTGGAATTGAATCTGGTTATCAACCCCTTTGTGTAATGTTAGTGGCTTGGCATAAACTGGCATATATCTCCTCGCTGAGTTACCGAAAAGCAGTACAACGATCTGTCGTTGCGTATAGATAAAAACTGGTGTTGAGTACACAGACGTAGTCCTTTAGTGTATTTAGCTCCTAAATATTAAAATATTAACTTTGGTTAACCAGATTAAATAAAGTTATCGTGAATTTATACATGCATGGCACAAAATGAGTTTTTTAAAAAACTTAGCGAGAATCATCCTTTCATAACGGTTTGTTCTTACGCTAATCAAGACTACGTAGGAATAATCCAGAATAGGGATGATTCCGTAACCACTATCTATGATTACGGAGCGATAATGGAACCCGTCGCAAAAGCTAAGTTTTTAGAATTAGGGGACGTATGGTGGTGGGAATCAAATAGATTGATTCCCATTAACCTGTTTTTGAAAGATGATTGGACTATGTTTAAGCCCTTTCTCAGAACATTCACGAACAAAAATCTGACAGTTTTACATGGTCCTATTACTAGTATGAATGAACTTCATAAGCGCAGGTCAAAAAGACGCAGTATCACACTTGTCAAACGATTACCGTAGTCTCTTCCAACAGATTCATGTGAATTACTACTAAATGTGAGTATGCAATTGCGTGACTCTTTTTGAATGTGTATCCTGTATGATCTTTGTCCCATACTGTTTTTGCTACTTCTTTCCAAGTCTTACTAATTAAGTGCTTCTTTCCCGGACGAATGATAGCTAAAAACATAGCAAGTCTAGGAATACTATTCACTGATTCTGGCATACTTCTTAATGTGCTATATTGATTATTCAAGTGAATCAACTTCTCAACAAAATCTTTGTTCTTTAGATGATCCCAATTGGGTTCTCGCATAAGTTCAATCAAATGACGTTCATCACGAATTTGATTGTATATGTGTACATTCAACAAGTCTAGTTTCAAGTATCCGCGCTTTTCTGCTTCACTGTAGTCAATACTTGCCATATCATTGACAGGATCATAGGGAACATCAGTGACATGAACACCAGTGGCATGTTTACGCATGGGATTAATCTTACGCATTGCCGCAGGAATGTGGTCAATCAGAGATAGAATCTTATCTCTATCTCCAAAGTCAATGTCAATGTCACTGTTGAATTTCATGAATGCTTCTTTACTAGATCAGGTGAGTACTGTGGGGGTTCCTCATCAATTGATTCTACACCCTTTAGTCGTTCAAGTCTAGCAGTTCTGGCTCTGAGTTCACTTGAACTATAATCATGATTGCGCTTATGATAATACAATTCAACTCCATTGTTCATACACCATTGTTTACCAGTGAAGTCTCTATTCAAGTATTCATCGCTTAGGAATCGAATGTCAATCTTCTGTGTCATTAGCAGTTGAAGCAGGTCATATTCAGTTTCGTAGATAAGAATTTCATCTACATACTTGCAAGCCTGCAATTGCACATAACGTTCATATGCACTTTGAATAGGTTTGTTCTTTACGCCGGGTCTGTCAATCGTAGGGTCAATTTGTAACGCAACAATTAAGTAGTCACACAATTGCTTTTCCATCTTTAGCATGGTTACATGCCCTGCATGTAGCAAGTCAAAACTGCTACAGTTAAATCCTATCTTCATTTGTCTTTCTCCGAAAGTATTGGCTCAATGGCATTAGGCCATTGTATGGTATATCCATTCCATTTGAAGTTTTCTTCAATCTCTTTGTTATAAGGCATGTCTACAATATATTGTACAATTGCATTGTCTGTCAATGCCATGTATCCATGTGCATATTGAGGTGGAATCAACAAGCCTAATGTGCTATCTAGTTCAACACCAAACCACTTACCAGTCTTTGGTTCTACTGCTACATCAAATATTCTACCATATGCAGGCATGACCAGCTTATACTGATCTTGTCTATGCATACCCCTGACAACATATTGTGTTGATACTGCTGTGTTCAACTGACGATATGTACCACGCATACCATCATCAGTCATCTTCCAAGTCTCGCTGAAATAACCTCTGTTATCAACGTGCTGTGCTCTATGTACTATGCGTACGCCTGGTAATTCGTCACCGTATGTTTTCATTTTATAGCTAACCCTGCTTTCATTAATTTCATATATGCCTTTTGCACGACAATAGATTGTCGTTCAGCATCTTCTACCGCTTTATGACTTGTAGAATGTCCACCGTCTTTAAGACTTACTCCTGCGATTTCGTACAATGTTCGAGTATCTCGCATTGTGTAGAAGGGCCAAGGGATGGGATTTGGCTTGTCACTAACTTGTCTCCAGGCATGCTCCATGACGACAAGGTCAAATGGAGCGCCATTACTCCAGACAGCACGGCGATTCCAACAAAACTTATAAAGGGTCTCCATACACTCAGCAAAAGGGATACGTCCATCTTCACTAAATGCTTCTTCAAGAGCCGCTGGATTTTGTTGTCCCCACCATCTGATTGTATCGTCATTGATACTCCTATTATATATTTCTGTTTGATCTTCTATTGTAGGCTTGAGTTCTAATCGTTCTACTACGCCATTGCCCCTAGGATCGAACCTTACCGCACCAATAGACAATACAACACAATCAGGTGCTGTATTCAGTGTCTCAAGGTCGATCATTACATCATTTGCCATTATCATTATTCCATATGTTATCCGTAGATCGGATATCACTGATTATACTACTATCTAGGTAATTAATCAATAGAGCCTGGCGAAGTGTATCCTGTGTATTGGGCATACTGCTATGCAATACTCTACAATTATATAATAAAACACTTCCTTTGGGTAAGTTAGGTTGCACACAATTTTTATTGAAGTGAGAATTGTAGAAGCCCTGATAACATAAGTTTATATTGTGATCTTGTTTTTGACTTCCAGGAACTACTCCAGTAACTCCTCTAGTCTTGTCTAAGTCAAATAATGAAACAATTGATTGTACGCCTAACAGTCGCTTATCGTAGTTGTATTTCTTAAATCGATGCGGGGTGTCTACGTGCGGATTAATCCATGTGCTGTTACCCTCAATTACTACAATATCACTAGCATACCATTCTAATGTAGGTAGATATGGCTTCACTAGTTCGTTGACCATAGATTCTATCTCTATAACTTCGGGCCAGTCCATTACCATCTGACTCCACCAAACGTTAATGTCAGGCAAGTCTTTTATCTTCTCACCCTCTGCGTATTGCTTATTAGTACTACTAGCTCTCACTGGATATAATGTGTGCAGTTTGTTATGTACTGCATCTATTAGTTTCTCTGGTATGTAGCGTTCAGCTACAACGTAACCCTTGCCATCAATCAATTCATTCATATTAGTTCTGCCATAATTCATACATAGTTATCAGTTTACTAGACCATATCGTAATATCTACAGTCTTAGCAGACCCTGAAAAGTCCCAACCATCACCTCTGTTGCCAAAGTTTTTGCGACACCACTTAATGACTTCCAATGGATTATCTTTACAACGAAAAATAACTTTACCGGAGTCACATGTGTTTACACACTCATATTCAACAATTTCTATGTAGGGTGATAATGTATCAAACGGTGTAATTGCCATCTAGTATTCTCCACATTAGATTCTTGTTCATGATTTCAGCACAACAGTTTGCTTCTGTTTCATTTTTAAACGCTAACCCAACAATCTCATACATGTCTCGCACATATTCTGTATAGTTCTTTTTATTAAACCACACATCACTGTTGACCCACATTATATCATATTCATTGTTATTGAGTTTGATTGCAAGACCAGCATGGTCACTGCGAACGGTTCTAAACATAATCTCAAACAAGTCTGTTTTCTTAATATGTTTATTCATTTCTGATGTTTGTGGCCAGTCTACCATATAGGTAACACCTTGTACATTAAACTTTTTTACTTTAAAACTCATAGCCACCTCAACATAAACCATTCAGCATCTTCTGCCTTTTCAAACACCCACATTCGACCTCTATTATTATAGTGACCTTTGACATTATCCCTACACCATTCTTTAATTTCACGTGAGAACGATGATGTCATATCTGACCATGAATTAGGTATAGATACTTTAATCCAGCCCACTGCTATCATCATATCTACCATAAGTTCCCAATCAATTTCTTCTGCCATAATCCTGCTCAGGTTGTCTATTGTATCTTTTTCTACATTTTTAGTCATGCTAATACTTCCGAAAACATCAGTCCAAAAAAAGTTGCTTGTCTATCATCTTCAAATGTAAGAGCCCAAGCACTTCCTATTCCGGGTCGAAAATCTCTCTTTGCTATCCAACCTTGCCCACCTCTGCTATTGTGTATCCAATGCATTCTTGGACCTATATTTTTTGCGATCCAAGCTTCATGTTCATTTGTAAAGTCACGTAGATATATTGTTACCATATTAAAAACTCAACGTAAACCAAAGGTAATCTTTTTCATGTCTGAATTTTACACTAACTTTCGTGTCAAGTCTAATCCAACGGCAATGTCTTTCTGGATTATTAATATTTTTATACAACCATAATACTACTTCTTTGTGTAGTTTATCTAAATCTGATTCAGTTTGAGCATTTATAACATGCGTATGCCAAAATGGATGGTCATCTTCCCATCCTCTTACCCAATCATAAAGGGATGATTTCATATTATCAGAGAGAACCATGTGGCATTCTTTCCGTCAACAAAATCAAATATTACACATTTTCGTTGGATTTTTTCCCAACCTTCATCACACTGAGGTGGAATGTACCTAAAAGTAAAGTCCTTGTTCACGTACAAATTTTTTTCTTTTAGTTTTTCAAGCAGTGCCCATACTTCAGTTGAGTTATCAACATTTACTACTATCTTCATGACCACCTCAGCTTAAACCACATCATATCATGTTCAGTGGCAAAACAGAATCTATACTTGTCAAAATTATTTCTACCTGCCCAGAACATACACCACCGTCCAGACCTATAGCCAATAGCTTCCCAACGTTTTCCGAGTTGTTCTTCGCACCATTGTCCGGCTGGTACATGATTGTCTTTATGAATGAGAACTTCATGACCTAAATGTCTATACTCATTCTGTTTCATGACCATCTTAACAAGAAATATGTTAAGTCTTTTTCGTTCTTGAAGGCAAAGTAGATTATATCTCGACCACCAACATCATCGAATTTTGCTTTACCGTAATCATCTTCCCAGACTCTATGAATGTCTAAGCGATAGTTCCATCGAATCTTATCTTCACACCACACTCGCATTTCATCGTATCCATAGATATCACCAAACGGTCCATTGTCACAAATACATTGGAATGCGTAATGACTGTAATCCTTAAAGGAACATACGTAGGGATACCTCTCATAGAAACTACCTACATCATCGGCATACCTCGCTACGTCAGGATCCCTGTTGTGTCGATAACGTGACCAGGTGTGGTAACCACTTTTTTCAAGCTTTCGTTCAGCTTTCCATTTACGTATTCTAGCTTTGATTCTAAACATGTTAATAGCTATGTGAATATATTAAAAAAGAACTTAAACCTGATGCATTCAGTTTAATTTCCAGTCTACGTTTGTTGCTGTATAGATATGTCCTACCGTACATCGGATCAATCATAGGAACAGTAACAGAACAGTCACCGATAGGTGTCATTTGGTCTACAAACTCAGTAGATGTTAGTGTAGTAGGTTCTACCTTGAATAAACAATAGTACACCTTTTTTGTTTCTTTCTCACGTATAACAGTAAGAAGATGCAGATTGTTTGTTTTAGAAATCTTAGCCATGTAAGGATCAACAAACATGGTTTTCAATCCTTGATAGTCTTTGCTTGCAAATAAATTGGAAAACAAACTAGCGTTCTTTGCTTGGATGTTTTGTAGGAAGCTAGCCTCTGTAGTCAATCCCTTATTTAAATTTTGAATACTAATACCCTTAACATCAAAGTCAGCAATAGGTGTTGTTACATCAACAACATTTTTTCCTGCACCAACCCATGTTGCATTGTGTATATTTTTAGATATTCCATATTCCCAAGTTTCTTTTGCTAGTTGAATTTCAAGGTCATCTTGTTGAAAGGGGGCATAGTATCTACTCATAAAAGAAGCAAACTTCTGATTGAAGTCTTTTCCTAGAATGGGATCATGGTCACTGATTGGTACTGGAATAAATTTAATCATAGATCATCCGCATGTTAATTCAAACATTATAGCATCTTTTTCATCTTTGAAAATGAAATCCAGATGATCCTCTGTTAGTTGAGTAGTAAATTTATCTCCCGGCAATCCAAACATTTCTATTGCCTGTGCACAGGTTTCATTCCAATCGGTAACCGTATCACCCATCTTCCAAGGTATACGCACTTTAGTACCCACCGGCTGTGAGAATCTCTTTAACTGTTCTGACATTCTCTGGTTCTCTGTGAAACTTTAGTGCCCACTTCTCAGGGTCAATGTAGTCGATAATCATTTTTACTTGTGTAGGATCAAGTTGATCCATGAACTCAATACCACTCTTAGACTGAAACAACATCCAAGGGCTAATCTTGCCAGTAGTGATTGAATAACAGATTTTGTTTCTGTTGCCAAACCGCAAATAGTCTCTACTTTGAATTGTTTCAATTTGTGCCATCTCAATTGTAGTTTCAACACTACGATGAATTGCATCCAGTGGATCTTCTATACGCAAATATTCAATCAAATACTTGTTGTAGTTTGTATCGGATGTCCATGTATCAATCTTGATTTGATTCTTTACTAACCAATCAGCATATCTACTTACATTCAATGCATTGACTTCGACACAGTAATTACCAAACTTAACAAACGCAGTGTAATATGCACTCTTGATAAATTCTTCGTAGGTCTTTTGCTTCTTACTTGCACTATTCTTTTTATAGAATTGTAACCAAGCTTGGAAGCCTAATCTATTGCTTTGGCGATCTTTCTCTAGCCAACGATGTTTATATTCGCAGATGTGCTTGAGTACTGTTGACTCACGCAAAAAACTGCGACCGCAAAACTCACACCCATACTTGGGTTTAGAAGTTTCCTCTATCTCTTTCGTACTGTTCGATATCTTCATCTGACACAATCTGATTTAGTACTTCTAAGTCAGCTACCTTCATGTGAGGATAGATTTGACCTAGATGCATTTTACGTTTCTGTTCTGTTACATACGCTTTAGATACCTCGCCAATGCTTTCACTATCAGCCTTAGGATAAATCTTTGTATAGTAGTCTTTGATTTCTTTTAGAGTCGCTGCCTCTTTGTATTTGATAACTTTGTCTCTGATGTGAGGGATCCACTGATGAAATTGTTTGCCTAGTCCTGGGCTAGCACTACACAGCATCATCCATTGAAGTTTAGGATGACGTTGCACAAATTCAGCAAACAAATATTTGTTAGCATACTCATTTGTACTCATCACATAATAACGTGATAGTCCTTCACTACCTTTAATAGCACTCATCCAGTGAGTTAACATGAAAGGCACGATCTTCTTTTTCTGTTCGTCTGTTAGTCTATCGTAATAGCCATAATCTTTCTTGTCTATAGCGGCAAGAATATCGAACAAATCAACATCAATGTTCTCAAACTTTTCGTCTTTAGCTAATTGCGGTTTCTTGGTTGCCATTAGAATGCCTGTTGATAATCTACAATCTCACAATTTCTACTAATCTCTTTAACAAAGTAAATGCATCTAGGTTTAGTGCTGTCATCTAGAGGTACACACAAGAACTGCCCGTTCTTTAGTCTAGGTGCATACCAAGTTACGTCATGGTAAATGTCTACAATCTCAATTTGCAAAAAGTCAGGTCTGAAACTACTCAGTGGATTAAACTCAAACGCACTAAAGCCCCTGTCATTAATACTAGTCAGGGGCAGTGTTTCTAAATCACCGTGTTCTTTTTCACCGATCAGTATTTGCCAATCTACCGGCATTTTGATTGTAGTATCACCGACACGTAACACAAGTGCAGGCGCGTTAAACGATTCTAAAAAGATTAATGGTATATAATGATAGTCTACATTGTTTGGATTACTGTTGTCAAGTATCGCAAAACGTAAGTCATCAATTTCATCCGGGAGAGTCTCCAGATTGTAAAATTGATTGTCAAGGGTTAAAATTCTCATATTTGTATTGTATCACTTATAGGTTAGTTTCTCTACATCAAAAGGGTAGTTAGCTTCTTTATAGAAAACTTTTCGTTGTGTGAGGTGTCTCTTTGCAAATTTGCAGTTACTAGTTACGTCCCAGATTTGGACGAAGTCCTTGTCTTCAGCTTTTCTAATACCTCGCCCAATAGATTGTATAACCCGTACAAAGCTTTTTCCGGGCTCCAAAAGAACCAGATTAAAAATCCTAGGAATATTAATACCCACAGCGGCCACACCATAAGTCGCCACAATAATCTTTTTACTAGCAGTTGCAACTTCATCATATTGTTCCTTTCTTTCCATCATGTCAGTATCACCCGAAACAAAAACGCTTTCAGGGATTCTACTTACTAATTCTTTGCCTGCATTAACTCTGTCAACTAGGATAAGTGTATTACCTGTCTGACTGATATCTATAATTCTCTGTGCTATCGCATCTAGTCTATATTTGTTTTCTAATAAATGCTTTAACTCACTTTGGTAATTGCTAAACTCAACGTCATCTTTAAGTTGTAATATCTTAACGTGACATTGCGCTAGTACACCCTTCTCTTGCAATTCACTTGCTGATAGTTTATTCGTAACGTTCCCAAGAGAGATATACAATGCTTGTGCTTCATAAATTGCTTTGGGGATAGTACCAGTTAAACCCCAGCGAATTGGAATCTGACTCATTACCCCAGTCAATAATTCTTTTAATACATCAGCTTTTGCCATGTGTACTTCGTCAACCATGACACAAACAACACCTTCAATGAATTCACCGATGGATACTTCTGCTTCGCCTGATTTAGTATTCTTTAACATGTTACCTAGACTTTGCCAAGTACAAATAGTATGTGTCTTGCCGTATTCTTTTCTATCACCAAAGTATACACCAACATCAAGTCCCAAATTGATATAGTCTGCTTCTGTTTGAACGACTAGACTTTTGTTAGGAACAATGACAATACTGCGCCCGTAGTCTTGTATACTGTAACTAAGTGCGGCAGTCATTAATGTTTTACCTGCACCAGTAGCAACTTCTTGTATTGATTGTGGATTAGCTAAGAACTCATTGACTACTGTTAATTGATAGTCACGAAATGTTACAGGCTCACCTGCTTTAGGATGGCCCTTAGGCCAGTTATACATACTAAATGTGTCTTCCTCAATCTGTTTGAAATTAAATACTGTGCTATATGTACGCAAATCTTCCAACTCAATATCATACCCAGCTTGATCTAATAGAGGTAGTATCTGGGGCAGTAAATTAACATACGTTGTACCACCTAAACTGAAATAACTTACCTTACCATTCCAACGACCTAGTCGGACACTTGGCAAATACCGAGCGCCAGGCTTCTCATACTCAAACATCTTCATCAATGTCTTACGATCACCTAGTTCTAGGCCCTCTAACTTGACGTTGACTTCATCTTTGACAATTACTTTACATGATTTCATTTAACTACCACCGGTGTAGAATTTTTCATTCTAATTATTTTCTTTAACTTGTCAACATGAACGTTGATATTAGATGCAAGGTTTATCATCACTGGATTTACATGATTGTTGATTCTAGATCCTATTTCTAAGAAGTTTTTTTCATCAAGATTGATTTCTGCTTCCTTGAGTTTGTTAGTTAGTATTCTTCTATATTGAACCATCATCGATGACTGTCCAGTAATTAACACACTATCACATTTTATTGCTTTTAGATATGTAATCAATTGGTCTACATCTTTGAAATCAACTTCCGTCTCATACTCTGATGCAAACTTGAGTAACGGATCATTGTTGATTATAGCATTATCTACACGAATACCGTGTATAGATAGGTTAACTAAACAGTCAACATCGGCTGATAATGGCAAGTTATTAATAGCTTTATCAACATGCACGTTTGTTGCCGCTATCAAGTAATTACCATTTGTTTTTACTAGAGTGGGTGACCAATATTTGGCATTAAACTGTTCAGTACTATTTAATAGTCCCGAAGTGATTGGGCAATAATTTACAACTGGATAGTGTTCAGGTGATATACTGAGTAACAATTTCAACGCATGAGTACTATATGATGCCTCATATACTTTCCTTTCCTTCATCCATTTGAAAGGATTGTTGGGCACTTTGTTGAATGCGTCTACAAATTTTTTATTGAATGGACTTCTGAAAAGAATATTGCTATTGTCAATTGTGACATATGCTTCTGTGAACTTAGGATCGCTAGGTACAACTTCTGAATCCCAATTTAATACAGTAAGTTGTTCTGTAGTTAATCCATGCTTGTGCAATTGCCTACGATATTTGTCAACTAATTTGTCAAACAGTGCTACTTGATTTGTAGTCAGACTGGCTTTCTCTAATGCGAGAATCTGTAGATTTTGCACGAATCGAAGGTCATATTTACTTAAACGCATCATGCCACTTTGCATGAAATAGATAAGGTGTTCTTTTGTTTGTACAGGTATCATCCTACTATTATAGCTAATACGTTAGACTTAATCAAGTATATAGGCAAAAAAAGGGGACCGAAGTCCCCAAAAGAAAGAGCCAATGACAAACTTATCGAAGCGGACTTATTGACATTGCCGCTACGCACACTGCAGGGGTTAACCTTTCATGCAAGTTGCCTTAGCGAGTTCACGCCAGTTAGCAGAAATCTTAACCAAGTCAGCAACCTTCAAACACATACGCAAAGACACTTCACGCAATTTAGTGCAGTTAGCATCAATGAAAGACATAATTTCATCAGTTTGTTCCTGAGTGAAATCATAGTCAGCAAACAAACCACCATCGGCATCGCGGTGAACTTGCTTGATACGCAACATTTTGTCACGCTCAGTATCAACTGTCAGGTCCAGAAAGTGACAACGAGACTGCAACGCATCCAAGTGAGGTTGCA